CGGCGTTGAACCCCTGGTCGACGTAGCCGCGGATATATGTGACCGACCCATTGCGCCGGTACGCGAACGGTTTCTCGCCGGCGCTGATCGCGGCCGAGGATCGGCCGTACGTGCCCGACAGGGTCGGGATGATCCAGTCGGGGTCGTAGGCGATGCCGCCGCCGCCTCCGCCGGCGGCCGCCGTGACCCACTTGGTGTCGTAGTCGGCGCTCGACTTCTTCGCGAGAACTTGGTCGGTCGTGCCGCCTGCCACGACGCCGGGACCGGCCGGCCCGACGGGTCCCTGCGCGCCCGCCGAGATCGTCGTCTGGACGTGTGACGTGTGGGCGGTGCCCTCGTAGAACGTCGTCACCGTGACGGTGCCGCCACCGCCGGTGACGCGCTGCGCGTACAGCTTGGCGACGATCCGGTCGGTCGCGAGCATCGCGCCGGCGGCCGCGGCGGATGCCATCCACGTTTGCAGCGTGGCGACCTGATCGGTGAAGTCGGGGCTGAGTTCGTCGCGGACGAGGGTCTCGACGCCGGCGAGGTCGCGCTTGTAGACCTGCAGGTGCAGGCGCGCCGTCCCCGAGTTGACCATCGCGTAGATGCGGCGGTTCGCCGTACCAGCCGGGTAGTCGAGGACTCCGGGGATGCCGGGATCGGTCGCAAATGTCGCGACGAGGAAGTCGACGGCGACACCGGTGCAGACCGTCTGGATGGTCTGCTCGCCGCCGGCACTCGGCGACTGCAACAGCGTCTTGTAGCCGGCGATGTCGGACGGGTCGCTCGGCGTCGGGTAGAAGATCTTCCCGGCCGACTGCCCGCTCGGGCCTGCCGGGCCCGTCGCGCCGCTCGGGCCGACCGGACCCTGCGGGCCGGGGTCGCCGCGCTCGCCCTGTGATCCCTGGTCGCCGCGCGGGCCGGGGTTGCCCTGCTGGCCGTCGAGGCCGGGGTTGCCCTGCGGTCCTTGCGCGCCGGTGTCGCCCTTCGGTCCTGGCGGGCCTGGCACCGTGGAGTCAGCGCCCGCCGGACCTTGCGGTCCGGTCGGGCCTGCGGGACCGGCCGGTCCCTGCGGGCCGACTGTGCCGCCGCCGTCGCCGCCGCCGGCCGGACCCTCTGGGCCTTGCGGTCCGGCGGGGCCTGCCGGGCCGGCAGGCCCGAGCGGGCCTTGCGCGCCGGGCGGGCCGGGAACGCCGGGGTCGCCGGGGTCACCCTTGGGTCCGATAGGACCGGGCGGGCCGGGCGCGCCGCTACCTGAGCCGAAGTCGGCGGGCATCTCGAAGTCTCATCTCGTGGAGTGCGCGCGAGCGGCCCGACACCTCGGAGGTGTGGGTGCCGGGCCGCATTGCCGCGCGGGTCTACTTGCTGGTCTTGCTCGACGTCGCCTTGTCCTTGGCGGGCGCCTTCTCGGCCTTCTCGGCATCGCCGCCGGGGAATAGGTCGGGCGGGTCGCCGACGTCGTCGCCGGTCGCCTTGCCGTACGCCTCGAGCAGGTGGTCGGGGACGGGCTGTCCCTCGACGACTCGGAACGTCAGGTTGGTCCCGCCGGCCGGGTCCTCGAGCTCGACGTCGACGGTCTTGCTGGCGATCACGTCGCTCATGCTTTCTCTCCCTTGCTGGACTCCGGGTGTCCGGAGCGGATCTCGGTCGCTCACGGGGTGACGATGTCGGCGTCGACGAACATCGCGGGGCGCCAGACCGGCAGCGCGGCGCGCATCTCCCCGAGCAGCGTCACCCGGTTCTTGATGAAGTCGTCCTGGTCGCTGTCGCTCATCAGGACTTGGACGCCCGACCGGATCAGGAGGGTCGCGCCCATCGACCAGTCGCCGACCGTGGCGAACCCGGCGACCTGCGTGGCGTTCGGGAGCAGTGGCACGCCCCAGAGCGTCGGGGTGCCGAACCCCTGGCTGTCGGCGGCCGCGCCGCCGCCGTGGACGAGGTACGCGCCGGTCGCGCCGCCCTCGCGCTCGGTCAGCGCCGTCACCCAGTCGGCCGGGTTGAGGACGATGCCGTCGGCCTCGCCCTCGGCGATGAACACCTTCGCGATCGCCTGCAGGAGCAGGGTCGCGATCGGGTTCGCCGAGAACGCCTGTGTCTGGATGCCCGAGGTCGCGCGGATGCCGCGCATGTTCGGGGCGGTGCCGTTGCCGCCGATGATCTGTCCCTCGAGCCGGCGCAGCACGCCGTAGCGGAGGTGACTGTCGACGATCGTCCGCAGTGCGGCGGAGTCCTCGAGGCTCTGCTTGAGGATCTTCTTCCAGTGCGCGATCGTCGCCGCGTCGGCTGTCGCGTCGGTCAGCGTGACCCCGGCCTCGGGCTTGGCGACACCTTCCGTGGTCTCGGCCGCGAGGTAGGTCCCGCCCTCCTGCACGTACGGGAGGGTGTTTCCGTCCATCGTGCCTTGGCTGATGATGTCGAGCAGCGTGAGCCGCCGGCGCGCGGCCGGGACGACCCCGCCGAACGATGAGCGGCGCAGGTTGGCGGTGCCGGTCAGGTCGGCCTTGGCGACCATGCCCGCGAGCTCCTCGCGGGACACGAGCTCGCCGAGGTCCAGCTGCCCGAACTTGCCGCGCGAGCCGGCCATCGTCTTGAGCTTGGCGGCGACGTCGTCCGACAGCCAGTCCTTGACGGACGGGCCGTTGCCGTTCCCGTTGCCGTTGTTGTTGACGGCGGCCGGGTCGGCGCCGAGCGACTTGAGCAGTCCGACTTGGTACTCCTGCCGCTCGTTGATCTTGTCGGCGATCTCGCCGTGGTCGGCGACGGCCTTGACGACGGCCTTGTACTCGTCGCTGTCCGAGGTGCGCTTGTCCTCGGGCAGTGCCAGCAGAGCGGTACGCGCGTCGTCGCGGCCCTTGCCCTTGGTGGCGAGTTCGTCGCGGAGCTCGGAGAGTTGCGACTCGACACGCTGCAGTTCCGTGCGGGTGGGGTCCATGCGTTAGCCCTCCTCAGGGGGATCGGGGATCGGGCAGCCGGCCAGGACCAGCAGCAGGTGCCCAGCGTTGCCCCCGCCGGGGGCGTCCGAAGGTGGTGACGGCGGCCCGCCAGCGTCGGCGGACATCTCCGCGTAGAGCAGGTCGACGGAGCGCTTGAGCGCTGCCACGTCGGCCAGGTCCGCGGTCTTGACGTTCAGGAGCGCCGTCCGTGGGTTCGCGCCTTTCAGGCACGGACCCCACTCGACGAGGTCGACCTTGTCGAGCCAGACGATCGGGGAGCGGCCCTCGTCGCGCTTCTCGACGCGGATCTCGGGTGCCGCGCCGGACCATGAGAACTCGCGCAGCGATCCCTCGAGCAGGTTGCGGTATGCGGCCTTGGCGCGCTCGACCGGGAACTCGCCGTCGACGTAGAGCACGCCCTTGGCGTAGAGCGCGCCGGTGACGTCGTCGGGGACGCCGTCGGGCAGGAGCCGGCTGAGTGCGACCCGGTCGAGCTCCTCCGCGTCGAGGGTCTTCCCGATGGGGACCTCTCCCCACTGGTGGCTGTAGGTGATCGGCGGCGGCTCGCCTTTGAGGGTGTCGGTGAACGCGCCGGGCGAGACGGCCTCACCGTCGCTGTCCTCGTTCCCGAACGCGCTGATGATCGCCTCGAACGTGCCGGGCTCGGCATCGCCGTCGAGCGCCTTGACGTGCAGCAGCGGGCTGGTCTTGCAGACGGTGCGCATCGGTCTACTCCTGTGGCGTGGGCGGCGGCATGGGCGGCGGCGGGAATGGCGCCGGCGACGGCTCGGGCTGCTCGGCACTGAGTGGCGCGAGGTTGTTCTTGGGCATCCACAGTTCGTCGGCGCCGGGCTCGGAGGAGGCGGGTAGGTTCAGGGCGCGGCGGGCCTCGTTGGGCGTGTAGACGCCGGTCTGGATGCCCTCGCGGAAGGACTGGATCTCCTTGAGCCGGTCGCCGCGGAGGACCTGCCCGAAGTCGAACTCGACGTAGATGTCGTCGTCGCGCAGCAGCGAGTGCACGAGTTGGCTGTTGATCGCCTGCTCGATCAGCACAAGCGGCGGGCCGAGCGCGTCCGTGTAGGACATCTCACGCTGGGTCTCGATGTTGCTGTACGTCGCCCGCTCGAGGATGCCGAGCATCGGCGGCGGGATCTGGTAGACGGCGGCGATCTCCTCGCGGTTGACGCGCCGCTGGTCGATGAGCTCAGCCTCGACGGCGGTGTGTCCGATCGGCTTCCAGTCGAAGCCGGGCGGCAGCAGTGCCGGGCGGCCGGCGTTCTCCGGGCCCGCGTACAGGGCGCTGATGTCCTGGCGGGCCTGCTCGAAGAACGGATCCCGGATGTCCTTGTTGAGGCTGAGGTATGTCTCGTCGACGGTGATCGCCGATGGCGGCCGGGCACTGTTGCGGAACGACGAGCGCGCCCACTGCTGCGCGGAGTCCTCGACGCTGAGCGTGGTCCCGAGTTGCTGTAGTGGTGAGATCCCGAGCGGGCCGAGCGGTGACCACCAGCAGACGTGCAGTGCTTGGTCGACGGGGATCGTCCGCTCGCCGGTGCCCATCGGCTCGCCGATCTGCCAGCCGGCGATGCGGTACTCGAACGGGATGATCGGCGTCACGAGCCGCCAGTCGGCGGGCGCGAACCTGATCGCGCCGCTGCGGCCCTGGTCGATCTCGACGAGGCCGTTGCCGTGCACGAGCGTCGGGCCGAGTAGTGCCTGTATGAGTTGCGCTTGGCCGGCGCGGTCCCACGGGTGCGCGATCGCGTCGGCGAGCGGATGCTCGCCGGGATGCACGCGCTCGCGGCTGTCGTCGCCGGTGCGCCGGTAGACCTTGAGTGGCACGCGGACGGCCCACGTGAGCATCCGCATGACGGCCGCCGCGATCCACGGCTGGGTCGCGAAGATCTCGGCATAGCTGACGGTCGTCGCGGACCAGCCGCCACCCCAGCCCCAGCCGTAGACGCCGGGGCTGACGTGGTACGTCGACGAGTAGCGCAGGTCGCCGCGGCCGTCGGCGATCTCGATGGGCGTCCCGAGGATGTCGGCTTTGGCGGGCCCGTCGGCGCGCCGCTGCGCGCGAGCGTGCTCGAGCAGGGCGGTGCGCTGCCGGTGTTCGGCGAGGGTCTCCATGTGGGCTCGCTTAGATCGCGGTGATCCGGAAGTCGGTCAGGTCGACCGCGGCGCCGCTCGAGATCGCGGCGTCGTGGACGATCTGCGCGGCGGTCAGGCCGTCGATGACGCGGAGGTCCTGTCCGGCGCCGTCACGGCTTTGGGAGCGCCGGTCGAACACGACCTCGCCACGCGGCAGGATGCGTGCCCGTGCGTTGAGGACGTGGCGGGTGAGTACGGTGTGGCCGGTGTGTTGAAGGGTCGGCTCGGGCTCGGCGCGCAGGCCCTCGTAGAACCGCTGGGCGCACCGGGCTTTCTCGGTGTTGCCGTTCGTGTAGCCGATGACGCGGGCGCCGAGCGTCTGCTCGATCCACTCCGCTAGCTGCTGGCCGCCGGCTGCCTCGTCCATCGCGACGGTGTGGATCGGATAGGTCTCGTGGACCTCGAGCAGACCGCGTTGGACGAGCGACGGCGGGGTCGAGGTGCCGTCGCGCGGCGGGACGATGATCGTCGGGTCGAGGAGGACGCGCCGGCCGGGGTCGGGGACCCAGAGCGGGACGATCGCGGTGGTGTCCCAGGTCCAGCCGAGGTCGAGGCCGCACCAGACGGGTGTGCCGGGCGCGGGCCGGTCGCCGGTGATCGCGCGGGCCCACTCGGCGGCGTTGATCGCGGCGCCCTCGCCGCGGACGGCCTGATTGCAGGTCAGTCGGCGCCAGTGGCCGTCGGTCATCGACGGTGACCGGTGCTTGGCCTCGAGCGAGCGGAGCGTGATCCCCGAGAACGGGTTCGCGGCCTTGACGATCGCCATGTCCCCGGCGTCGGCGTCCATCGGGACGGCCCAGCGGTGCAGGACGGCGTCGGCGTCGACGACGCGCTCGTAGCTGTCGGTGACGTCGACGGTCGTGCCGCGCTCGCGGATGACGGCGACGATCTGCTCGAACTCGCTGCCAGGATCGCCGGCCGTCGAGATCACGCCCAGCTGCCCGCCGTGCTTGTCGGCCTTGCCGCGCCACGTGCGCAGGAGCCCGCAGTCGCGGTGGCGGTGGAGCTCGTCGATCAGGGCGAGGTCGTAGATCGGCCCGTCGCCGGTGCGCTCGTCGGCGGCGAACACCTGAATGACCCCGCCGGATCTGAGGCAGCGGATGTGCCGGTAGCCGGGCAGCGGCCGGTAGCGCTTGCTGGCGCCTTTGGATCGGCGGACGAACCCGATCGCTTGCTTGAGCAGCCAGCCGGCCTGGTCGCGACTGGACGCGGCCATGAGGACGGTCGCGTCGGGTTTGTAGTCGCCGTAGTAGAGCGCGACCCCGGACATCAGCGTGGTCTTGGTGTTGCCTTCGGGGACGAGCAGCCAGACCTCGGTCTTGCCGTCGAACAGGTCCTCGACGGGCGCGGCTTGGAAGTCCTCGACGATCCACGGTTTGCCGTTGTCGAGGACCATCAGCGCGGCCCAGCGGCGGAAGTGGTCGAGCGTGAACGGGATGAGCGGGCGGTGCGCTGTCGGGTCAGCCGGCATGGCGGGCCTCCCGTCGCGGCGCGAGCTCGTCGAGGGTGTCGAACGGGTCGGCCTCGCCGGCCGGGATCGGCGCGGCGTCCTTGTCGGCCCGCTGGCTCGGGCGTGCCCAGCGCTCGGGGTGACGGCGCTCGAGCAGCCAGGCCGCGGCTTGCCAGTTGTCATTGGACGCGGCGCGGGCGATCAGTGCGACGTTGCGGGCCTCGCCCTCGGAGATCGCCCGCTCGACGCGCTCGCGGAAGTCTCGGTAGGCGATGTCGTTCGGGTGGCCGTCGGGTGCGCCACGGCGGAGCCATTGGTAGAAGGTCTTCGCCGAGATCCCGACGGCGCTCGCGGTGGTCTCGTGGTAGTTGCCGGCGGCGAGCAGCTGCACGATCCGCTCGACGGTCTCGGGGTTGAACTTGGCGGGTCGGCGCCGCCCGGCGTGGTGCGGGCAGGTCGGCGGGTCGGTCCCGTGGAGCGCCCACGCGCGACAGGATTCGCCGCTCACGGTCGTCGATGTGCAGCGGACGCCCATTAGGTCTGGCACCGGTCATTCGACGAGAACACCTGTTCGCCAGACGCAAAACCGCCGATGATGTTCTTGCAGCGCCGAACGACCCCCCCGAACGAAGGAGCCACATGCCGACCACCACGAACCCCGCCGACTGGCACGCCTACATCCGCAGCGCCCCGAACTTCGCGGTCGCCCAGACCCGGATGGAGGACGCGCTCCGCGCTGGCGTCGACTTCTTCGCTCTCGAGCAGATCCAGAGAGCGGAGGCGTAGATGAGCCGACCGAACATCCGCGTCGTCGACGCACCCGACCTCTCCCCGTGCTGTGGCGCTCACGTGAGCGTCGACGAGCACGGGACCGTGTACTGCAAGGCCTGTTACGAGGCCATCGAACCCACCAACGAAGGAGCCACAACCATGTCCGAGATCAAGACCGACGTGACCACCACCGAGCCCGCCAAGGACTCGATCGTCGCGGCCATCGAGGCCGCCACCCCGCCGAAGCCCAAGCCCGCCACCAAGGAGAAGAAGACCGTGACCGCCACCGCCGAGAAGCCCGCCAAGAAGTCGACGAGCCGCAAGCCCGCCGCGAAGAAGCCCGCCGCCAAGAAGCGCGCCGGGTACAGCGACGAGATCACCGCGGCGGTCCGGCTCGCCAAGCAGGCGCGCGGCACGACCCACGGAGCGCCCGGTGCCAAGCAGCACGTCGCGCTGCGCGCCGCGGTCAGCCAGGCGGTCACGGACAGCAAGACGGAGCCGACGAAGGACGCCCTGCTCAAGTGGCTCGGGATCTCCGAGAAGGACCTCCGCGCCGCGGCCTCCGGAGCGATGCCGACCGAGAAGCTGCGCGGCACCGGCGCGTTCAAGAAGGTGCAGGCCCTCGACGCCCTGCAGGACCCGAAGATCCGTCCGTGGGTCGGCGGCCGCAACGGGGCCTCGATCCTCGTCGCGTGGGTCGACCAGATCAAGGCGCGCTAGATGCTGCTCGATCGCCGGGTCGTGAACGTCCCCGCTCAGCGGGAGATCGACGCCGACCTGGCCGAGTATCAGACGCTCTCGACCAAGACCCGCGCCGTGTTCGGCGGCGCGGGGGTCGAGGCCGCGTGCCCCGACGTCGAGGCCCAGGACCCGTACGAGAGCGCGGTCGATGCGATCACGAACATCCTGCACCACATCGACGATCTGGCCGGCTGGGATCTCCCGCTCGGCGATGCCGCCCGTGCGCTCGACCTCGCGCTGACCCACTTCCGCGCCGAGCGCAATGCCTGAGCCCGTGCGTATCCAGAAGCGCCGGAACCCGCTCGCGTGGCCGATGCTCGCGGTGTTCGCGTTCCTCGCACTCGCCGCGTTCGGCGCAGGGCACCCGATCCTCGGTGTCTTCCTGCTCGTCGGCGGCATCGCGTTCCTGTGGGTCCGCGAAGACGCCTGACCCACCCGATAACGTCTAGGACCCATGTTCGGAGGCCCGCCAATCGGCGGGCCTTCGTGCGTTCTGGGGTCCGCCCAGGCGCGCCCCTGCGCAGCCCTGGGAGGCGTACGCGCACCGGTGCGCATCAGCGCTCGCCTCCGGAGAGCGGCCCGTCGGCCAGTGCGCGGGCCCAGGCTGCAGCCATCGGCGGCGGGACCGCGTCACCGAGCCGCTCCCACTGTTGCCCGAACGAGCCGGTGAGGATGTAGTCGTCGGGGAACCCGCAGATCCTCCGGAGCTCGGCGATCGTGAACTGCCGTCGTCGGCGCGTGCGGCTGGATCGGAGCTCGCCGCTGGTGCGGGCGCCCTCGGCGGTCACGGTCGGGTGCGTGGCGTCGAGCGTCCCGAAGTTCGGCTCGAAGGCGTCGTTGCCTGAGGTCTGCTCGTCGAACTCCTCGACTTGGTAGTGGGCGGCGTTCGCGCCGGGGTGCGAGCCGTTGGTGATCGCCGGGCACGGCTCGTCCATCCGGTCGCGGTGCGCTTGCGTCTGGTTCTGGCCGCCGGTGTCGCGGTAGAGGCCGGGCTCGTCGACGGGCTCGTCGATCTGGTAGTGGCCGGCCGCTGCGCTGTGCGCGCCGACGATGATCGTCGGGCACGGCTCGTCGATCCTGTCGCGCGTCTTGCTGCCGCCGAACTGCCCGCCGGTGTCACGGTAGAACCCGACCTCGAGCAGGTGGCCCGGCCCGCCGTGGCACGCGCGGGTGCTGAGCGTGGCGGACGGCTCGTCCAGTGACCGCGCCTCCTCGCGCATCCCGCGGCCGAGCCGTGCCTGCTCGACCTCGACCTCTTGCAGGTGCCCGTGTGATCCGCCGGCACCGGCCGATGGCGTCGACCGGACGCTGACGGCGGGCTCGTCGAGGCTGCGCCCGCGGGTCTCGAACCCGTGGCCCTCATAGACCTGCTCGACCTCGACGTCTTGCAGGTTGACGCGCGGCTTGACGTCGGGGCCGGTGATCGTCGAGGACGGCTCGTCGAGCGGGTGGCCGGTGTCTTGGAAGCCGTGCCCGGCGCGGACCTGCTCGAGCCCGGCGCCGCCACGGGCGAGGAGATCGCCGATCGCGTCCCGGACGGTGTACTGGTAGCCGAGCGGTGACGGCCACGCCGGCGCGGCGTCGAGGTCCTCGCGGACGCCGACGATGATGACGCGGCGGCGGGACTGTGGGACGCCGAGCCAGGCGGCGTCGAGGACGCGCGACTCGACCCGGTAGCCGCAGGCTCGGAGCGCGGCCATGATCCGTTTGAAGTAGCCCTTGGCCCGGCCGCGGATCAGGCCGGTCACGTTCTCGGCGACGAACACGCGCGGGCGCACGCCGTCGACGAGCCGGGCGTACTCGTAGAACAGGTCGTCGGTGCGCTGGTGCTGGCCGCTGTACTCGCGGATCTCGCGCCAGGTCTGGTCACGGCGCCCGGCCGTCGAGAATGGCTCACAGGGCGGCGAGCCGTCGAGGATGTCGAGCTCGCCGCGCTCGAGGCCGATCTGCTCGAGGAACCGGTCGGCCGTCAGGGAGCGGACGTCCTCGCGTAACAGGACGGTGTAGTCGGCCTTGTTGGCGGCATAGCTGTCGGCCGCGGCGGGCACGAACTCGACGGCGCCGACGATGCGGTAGCCGGCCATCCGGTAGCCGGTGCTCGAGCCGCCCGCGCCGCAGAACAGGCTCGCGACCCGGAGGCCGTTCCACGGGACCGCCCGGATCTCGTCCATCAGCGGGATCCGGTAGGGCGGCTTGTCGACGCTCGCGCGGGTCGGGTGCACGGTCACCATCGCCTCGGCGGGCGGGTGGTCGACGAGCTCGTAGCCATCGTGGCCGGCGGCAGCGATCCCGGAGGCGGACACGACCGGGCACGGGTGCTCGTCGAGGTCGAGCGCCCGGACGCGCGGCCGGTAGGGCGGCTCGCGTTCACGCCAGCGCCACAGCAGCCAGAGGTCACGCGGCACGATCCCGGCGCCCCTGCCGGCTGACACTGTTCGCGATCGCGCGGATCTCGGGCTCGGCCAGACCGGCCGTCGGGTTGTGGTCGGCCTCCTCGATCCACCACTGGTTTTGGAACGCGCCCGCGATCCCGTGCGCGATCACGCACGGACACGGGCGATCGTCGAGCCGGATCGTGCGCGGCGGGCCGATCCCGACCGACGTCAGCCACAGGCTCATCCCTCATCGCCGTTCCCGGCCGCGCTCGACGACGGCAGGCCGGACCATTCGTAGCCGCATGCCGGGCACTGGAACTCGACCTCGAGGCCGTCCTCGGGATCTTGGAAGTCGTCCGGCGCGGCCGGATCGGCGATCGACGCCAGCAGCGCGTCGAGATCCGGCTGCGTGTAGCCGGTGCCGGCCAGATCCGGCAGGCCGTCGAGGAGCTCGGCGAGCAGCCGATCGTCGTACCCGGCGACGTCGCTGGCGCGGTTGTCGATCAGCGCGATCCTGGCGGCCTGCTCCTCGTCGGCGTCGACGTACGTGACGGCCACCTCGGGCCAGCCGAGCTCGCGGACGGCCGCGAGTGTGTGGTTGCCGGCGAGGACCTCATTCGTCCGGCTGTTGACGACGATCAGCCGATACTGGCCGTTGGTCCGTAGGCTCTCGACGATCCGGCTGACGTCGCCGCGGCGCGGGTTCCGGGGGTACGGGAGAAGCCCGTCGACGGGCACGCGGAGCGCGTCGAGGCTCTCGGGGATCTCACTCATAGGTCACGCAGCCCGATCCGGTTTTTCTGGGCTTTTCTCGCCGCGACCTCCGAGGGTGGCCGGGGCTCGGTGGGTCTGGTGATTGGGAGGCCCCCCCTCGCGGGCGCCGCGCTCGAGGTTGCAGGTGGCGCAGGAGGCGACGAGGTTGGAGAGTTCGTCGGTGCCTCCGTCGCGGTAGGGCACGAGGTGGTCGGCGTGCGTGGCGATGTGCCGGCCGCACCAGTGGCAGACGTGGTTGTCGCGGGTGAGGACGAGCAGTCGTGTGTCGCGCCAGGCGGGTGTCGATCCGTTGCGGTGTCGC